CGCATCGAATGCTTAAGTAGCAGCGAAGTCGAGATCAGCGCAGAGCGATTCGCCAAGGTCCATGCACTGCTAAGGATGGTTTCGAGGCCTTCTTGGTACCCAAGCATCAACTCATTAGACCAGTTACCATTGACTACTGACGCGATCGCTCTCATGACATACCCTAAGCAGTGGTTCGAGCGGTAGGCAACTCGCAAAAACTCTGCGGTGTGCTCACCAATGCTTTGCTTCATTGGGTTCATCCGCAGACCACCTGCTATACACGCTTCAGTGAGCTCGTAAGCCGCAACGTAACCCTGCACGAGCACGAACACATCGTCACCGACGTGCATACTTACGCATGCCGTGAACTTAGGATACACAGTAGCTATGTACGCGTAGTTTAGCACAGAATTGATGAACGTCGTAGCCCTGTGACCACTCATCATCGTCCCAGCGATACGTTCGTGCATCTGCAATTCAGGCGACCACATGAAACACTGATCAAAACTGTCGATTATCTTCTGACCGACAGGATCAGTAAACTCAACATGTGCGATTAACTCCTCAAAAACTATGCGCATGCTGTCATTAGAATGACGTGAATTCATGTCGTCGTAATCAAGCATCACGTTCACACCACCTCTACTTTTAAGTCGTTTCAAACGGCGGCCCATACCATAAGTTCCGATAGCGCCAGGATCAAGCACGACACGCTTGTTGAGCCAAGCTTTTTCAACTGCGCTCAACAGATAATCAAAAGCGAAGTATGCTATCGAGTCACCAGCATATATGAACCTAGTCTTGCCCGGCTCCAGCTTCATGGACTGCGTAAAATAGCACTTACCATCCCAATCACTAATGATTTCTTTAGTCATATGCTCAGCAAAGACCTTCCGGTGCAAGCGCAGCCCCTTCAATGACTCATCTTTAATGGCGTACTGGGGATTGAGACGTTCTATCGTGCGAGAGTGGGAACCATTCACACACCACAGCCATCGCTTTGTCCAATAATCTTGACGTTCTTCAAACTCCATCTTGCCGTGCGGTAGTTCGGTAGCATAGACGTCACGTACTGCCGAGCGTAGTTTCACGTTGTCGAGGTGGTGTACACGCTTGTCAACTTCACTCTTAACACAACGATATTTACGATCAGCATCCGCACCTTCTGCACCGACTCCTCTACCTTGCAGACAAGTAGCTTCACACAGCATTGCACCAACCAAGGTACCGTTGAGACCGAGAGACTTGATAACGAGCGTAAGTGACTTAGCTCCTTTCGGGTCGTATAGTAGTCGGGCGGCAGTGTGCATTGGTTTCGTCACGCGCATACCGAATGAGTATCCTGCCATCGCT